TTTCGCCTTGTGTAAAGGTTGAAGTAAGTACTGCTCGTTCTAATAAACACTCTTTTTGAGTTTTATAGTTATCCCAATATGTTATTTTAGGTTCGTCTATTCCGGCAATTGAACTTATTACCCACAGTGTCCAAATCATACTTCACATACCCTTCTTCTTAGATCACTAGTACTAAACCTGTGATCTCGTTTGTTGAAATGTAATTCTATTCCACGCTTACGGCAAACATCTTTACCAGTAAACTCACCTTCTTTGTATTCTTCGCCTAGGAAGCGCACATCTATTTGAAACAGTTCTAGTATATCGATCAAGTCTTGTTCTGTTTGATATGGAACAATTTCATCTACAAATTTTAGTGCATTAAGTTGTGCATAACGTTCTACCATTGTTTGCACTGGTTTGTTTTTTGTATCTGGTCTATCAATTGTAGGATCACTTTGTAAGCCTACAATAAGATAATCGCAATTTGCCTTAGCTTCTCGCAACATACCTATATGTCCTGCGTGTAATAAATCAAATGTACTACATGTAAATCCTACTTTCATGGCGTTACTGTTATCTCCTTTACCTTGTGCGGCTGTTGTAGAACCCATTCTACAATGCTTACACAATATTCTACACTCATTTTGTCTTCTTTAAATATTTCTGCTCTAGGCGTATCAAACAATCCAAACCTTATACTTGTAGTGTTAATACCTTGATAATACAACTGTTCGTTAGCTTTGTCAAGTGCTGCTTTTTGTACAGCATACTTGTGTGGCCAAGGTTTGTTGCCATCTCCTGAATTAGAACTTATGTTTATTATACGTTTATTTAAATGAGCTGCATAATAAAGCAAGTCAACTTGTTTGAAATCGTCGTGTTTACAATTTATAAAAACATCACAATCTTCTATACTATCGCAATTGCCATATTTTTCTGCAAGTGCTTCACCTAGTCCTCTGCGTGTTCCTGTAATATAGTACTTCATTATTCAAACTCAAACAAACTATTAAAGGTGTTGTTTTGTTTTGTACTTTCTAAATCGTATTTTAGCACGCCAATTAAGTTGTCTAGTTTGTTGTCAATAATAACACTTTCCATTGCATCTCCATCAAACGGCAGATCCTTAAACCATTCCGGAATACGCAATTCATCTGTTGGATACGCTACACTTGTGTATTGTAATGGATTTTGTTTTAGTTTACAAACAATAACTTTCATACCATCTACAATATCTTGCGAATACTTGTCGCCATTCATACGCTTGAGTGTGTTCCAGTTGATGCTTGCTCGAACGTGTCCAGGCATGTTTGCTTTGCCTTGTTTTTCTTCAAGACGCTGATAGTGTCCGATCTTGTTTGCACGTTTAGGCGAACCTTTTTCAAAGCCTGGACGTTCTTTGAATTCACGTCTAAAGTTTGTAATACTTTCCAGTAACTCTTTTTCAGGCTTTAGATCTAGTACCATGTCTAGAAGTGTTTTCAAATAATCCTGCATAAACACTGGCGTATCACTACGCTTCAAGTCTAAACCCATTGCTTTAACTTTACCTAGTTTGCCTTCTTTATCTTTTCTATCACCTTCTAAATCATACACACGTACAGCATAACGTTTCTTAGTAATAAACAACCCTGTATCTGCAACAACTTCTCTTGCTGCTGCAATTACTTCACTGCGTGGACGTGGACAATGGAATGCTTCACGCATAAAGTCTGGAAATGTAGTATTTGCTTGTTCGCATAACTGATCATATAGCGTAATTACGTTGTCTTTACCCCAAGGAATACTACCTGCTTTGATTTCGTCTTTTAATACAGGATACGCACTAAAATAAACTGAATCTGTATCACCGTATATGATTGCTTTTCCTACATGGTCATATTCGCCTGTAATAATCTTGTTAACTTCGGCACTCATATGTTTTGCAATTTGTCTACCTGTTAGTGTTGTACTCTGACCAATACGTTTATCAAAGAATCTACAGCCGGGGTTAAGAATAGCACCATACAAACTGTTCAAGTTAATCTTCTTAACTAGCTGCCGTTTATCCCAAAACGCTATTTCTGTTTCATTGTTTGCATCAATAGCTTTGCGCATTGTAGCTTGTAGTTCTTTACGTTCACTATACCAACGTTTTAGCAATCCTGGAATAACACCTTCAATTTCTGTAGTAAAGATAGTGCCATTAGCACTAAGCATCCAAGGCTGATTGCTATCAAAAATAAGTTTCCATATTTCAGCACCACTTAGTACATGACTAGTACCATCTTCCAAGTCCAAGTGCAACGATACATCTTTGCGCTGTTCCATTACAGCATCATATTCTAGTGTGGCAAATTTGCCTTCCCAAGCGCCTGCAAAACTTTTCTTTTCTAGTGTAGTTGCATTGTGCAAAAACTCATCTGTTAAGTCTGGACGTATTTGTCCTACAATAGTTTCAGGAGCCATATTCATTGCACGAATAATACTTGGATACAGACTGTTTAAGTCCATACTACCGATCCATTCATGTACACCCTTTTTAGGGAACGCAACATACGCACCAGCGGCTGCTGTATTACCTTCGTGCTGTACCCTATTAGGAACCTGCATACCACGCCTGTGTGCTTCGTTAACAATAGCTTGCTCTGTAACTGCAACTGCGCCTGCTGTTGTTTGTAACAGCACTGTGTTGTCGTGTGCAATTTCATTTGCTAGATCAATAAATCGCAGTTTCTTATCTAGTTTATCAAGCAATGCAACGTCTTGTCTGTTGTATTCGATAAATGTTTCAAAGTCGTTGTTGTATAACTGATCAAGTGTACCTTCGTATACAGTTTTGTTCTCGCCTACTTCCATTTCGCCAATAGCATCTAGTCGATATGTGTGACGTTCTTCATATGTGTACTTGCGATACAAGTTGAGATAGTCCATATGTACTCTTCCGATAGTATCATATGTTTCGCTTAACTTGCCAAACTTTTCATATTCTCTACGCTTGGGTAATTGTCCCCACAAACAAAAACGTCTTGTATCATCCTTACTCAATACACGCTTGATACGGTTTACAGTATAAGGAACATCGTATCCTTCACTGTTCCAGCCACTGTGGATATCTGCATCCTCAATCAAGTCAAGGAACGCTTCAAGCATATCACACTCGCCTTGTTTGCTGTTTGGAAATAGTATACAAGTATCACCCCAGCGTTCTTTACACATTGCATTTGCTTCTTCAAATGGCAAGCCTTTTGGAGGCATAGCAACAGTTACAAGCATGTTGAGCCATTGCAGATGTACAGTAATAGCAGTAATAGGCATAAACGGATCTTCAACTGGAGCAAAGCCACGCTCCGGATCAAAGTCAGTCTCAATATCCCAAAATACTACGTTTAGTTTAGGTGCATCTTGATTAAGATAGTTTTCACTCAAACACTGGAATATTGGATTTACATCACTCTCAAACATTTTCTTGCCTTTGTTAATAGCAAGTTCTTTGCGGAAGTCTTTTGTGCTTTTACACACTACACGTTGTAACGGATCTCCAAATATGCTTTTGTATTTGCCACGTGGATCTTCATAATAAAAAGTGTATTTTGCTTGATATTCTGTAAAACGTCTTTTACCATCCTTGCGCTCTACAGCACGGATAATATCAGCGTCTCTATCAAAAAATGCATCTACATATGGCATAAGTGTTCCTTTTGTTTATTATAGCACAAATAACTGTACTAGGGCAATCGAATTCATAACAACAAACCACGCACACAACACGATTGCAAATGCCGCTTTACGTATAACTGTGCTTATAACTCCTAGTATACTACCTAGCAAATACAAAGGAATAAAAATCTTTGTTGCTGGATCTAATACTGTAAATGTTAAAATAGCACTTGCAATTATTAATAATGTTGTTTCAACCATTTCGCAGTAAAATGCAACCGGTGATAATCTATGACTTTCTTTTACATATTCAATTATTTTATGCATCAGTATCGTAACCAGTTGTAGCTACGATTGTTTCTAAATCTTCAAATTCATCCGATACTCTACTCCAATCACGTTTTTGCGCAACTTTGATTGCTTTGTTGATTAGACTAGGTTTGACGTTTAGTTCTTCTGCTACTGCTTTAACAGTTTCTTTTAGGCCACCTTGCAAGTCCTCAATTTCTTGTAGGACTGTTATGCCTTCTTTAACTAGACGTTCTAGTTTTGCTTTTTCTTCTTGGCCGTAGACTCTATCACTCATACAGTTCTCCTTAGTTATTTTACGATTATACTATACTTCAGACTCTTCGTCAAGTGTTTTATAACGCCATTCGTCAGTATGTCCTACGCTCCATTTAGGTTCTGTTTCTACTTTGTAATTTTGAGTACAAACTTTAAAATCAGGTGTTAATAAGTTTTCGGGGGTTAATGAGCTATCACGCCAGATAACCCTATTGTTTGGTTGAGCAGCGAATTGACCGTTGTCCAATTTAATAACATTAAATGATTTGTGCTCAGGGTCGTGTTCGCTGAAGTTAGTGTCAAGGTAATTTTTATCTCTATGTGCATTGTCTATTGTAAAACAATATTCTCCTGGATACATATTTCTGTCCTTGCCGAAAAATTCACAGCGTGACAATAATGGCTTTTGGATAACGGTAATGTCGTAATCAAAACAATCCCAAAGCTGTAGCACATCAAGTGGAAGTAGTTCACCGTGATCGATTTTCCAAACAAACGCTGATATAGGTAGCTTATCATACAATGCTCCGTAATCTGTTAATAGTGTTTCAAAATATAATGCCTTGCCTTCAGTGCTTTTTACACTTACCCAAATGCCCGGTGTGTATTCTCCGTGTCCACGTTTGTGATCGTACAAAAATTCTTTACGTACATATACACTTTGTAGCGGTAAACTATGTACTAAAAATGCCATCCATACCTCTTTCTATTATTTCATAACCTTGTAGTTCTTCTTTAAACACTATACTGTCTCAAAATTATATGTACTAGAAGAATCGTGCATTGCACAAAAACGCTGTATTCTATCAGCGCCACCTTCTTGTATATCGCCAAAAAATTCTTGTTTATATGTGTTGAATAATTCTTTGTATAACTTTTCATCTGTTTCTGCACATTCAACTATTTCAAATTTCTCTGGTCCAAAATGTGCATATAAGGCAAAAGTTTTTACAAGTTTATGAACATCGTCTGGTTGTAAAAAAGGCTCTGGCATTCTTATTACCCAGTCATCCATAAATCCGCCGCCTAATGCAGATTTACTTTCCCAACCGCATATATATTTAGGATCAAGGAAGCCTGCTTTTTCAGCTTGCTTACGTAAATCTGTTCCCCAATAAGGTTGCCACATGCTTATAGTCAATCCGTCATAACCGCGAGCTCTATGAATAAATTCAGCAGTGTCCATTACCATTTCTCTAGTTTCAAACGGCATACCTAATATAACATTTAAACTATAAGGAATATTGCTGTCGTTTATATAATCTAGAAATTTGTGATAGGTGTAATTATTTGCATTGCGTTTAAGAACTTTGCTTCTATATTCTTCATTACCACTTTCTACGCCAAAGGTCATACGATACACGCCAGCTTCTTTTAATGCTTCTAGGTATTCAGGTTTACAGTTTTCTATGCGTGTGTTAAACCAAAATGGTATTTTGTATTTGCTCCACATTTCACAAAATTCAAATATTTCTTTTGCGGGACGAGCTAGAAAACTATCATCTTGAAACATTATTAAATCAGGATCGTATAAGTCTATATAATGTAGTAGTTCTTTTTCTATTACATCTGCACTTTTCCTACGCATAAAGTTACCAATTTGAAAATCTTTAGCTAAGTTACGTGTTGTTGGACTATTACAGTAAGTACAATTATATGGGCAACCTCTATAAGTTTCCATACTTATAGCACGTTGGAATATATTGCCTCCCATTGGACGTTTCCATCTTACGCCATCAAAACAATCGTAATTAGGTATAGTATTAGAAATGTTACATAATTGTGCAGGTGCATTACGTTTTATAACGTTTTCTTCTTTGAACCATAATCCTTTTACAGTCTTTATGTCATTGCCTTTTTGTAACTCGTTTATAATATCAACTACAATATTTTCGCCTTCGTGGCGTGCAATACAATTTACACTGGGCCAATTTATTACAACGTCTGGTGCATTAGTTGGAAATTGTCCACCTAGCACATGGGGAATGTCTAAATGACTTATACTATCCATAAGTCGAGTAGTCATACGCCATACATCTTCTTGAACACTTACTAATAATAAATCGGGCTCGAAAGTTTCTACTTTGTTAACAAAGTCAGGAATAATCTGATCTGGATCTTTGATCCAAAACATATCT